AAACTATATCTACACCGTGACAGACCCCCAGCCTGGCCAACTGGAACCCAGCCAGCCTTGGGCTGATGCCGAATTCCAGGAACGCATTAGCCGCGCAGCAATAAACCCGGGGGAAGCTTGGAAGCTCCGACGGGAGATATGGGAGGAGTTTCTAGTCAAGAGTTCCACCGGAGAAGATCGATTCGCCTACACATATGCTGAACGCTTTGGTGAATTCCAACAGCTCGATCGCTTAATAACCCAACTTCAGGGGGATTCCGATTCTCGGCAGATATTCCTATCAGTATGGAATCCCAGCGATGTGCTTTACCTAGGGGGTAAGTCCCGAGTTCCCTGTAGTCTAGGGTACTACTTTCAGCTACGTCAGGGGCAGTTGAATATGACCTACCTGCAGCGTTCCGCTGACTATGCCACCCACTTCGTCAATGATATATATCTAGCCACGCTGCTAATGAGATACGTCGCCCAATGGGTCGGGGCCCCCTTAGGTCATTACACCCACTGGCTTGGCTCACTACACATCTTCGCTAAGGATGCTCAGGGGGTATTCTAGGAGGTGATTTCTATGGAACAACGGCAGTTGATCAAGCTGAAGTTCCTCCTTCAACAGGACATCGACAACCTCCAATATCTGGCACAGCAGCTGAAACCCCCACGGCCTGGGGAGCATTCGGCAGTCCGGGCAATGCTAGCGATTCGAGAACAGCAGCTAGAGCTGGTGAAACAGCTTATCGCTGGCCATCGACTACGGATCAAGAAATTTCCACGACATTGGTAGGGGGTTTATTATGTCAACACCTGAACGTGTTTCTCGTGACATAGTGAACATGATTATCGCCAGGGCCATCGCTTTACGCAGCACCTGTACACACGCCCAAGTAGGGGTGGTGATTACCCTGGAGAATCGTGTTGTATCCACCGGGTATGGGGGAGCCCCCTCGGGCCTTCCACATTGCACCGATGTGGGGTGCTTGGAGGGGCCTGACGGGGGCTGTATTCGTACTTCACATGCCGAGGCTGGGGCTATCGCTTTCGCAGCCCGTAAGGGTATAAGTCTAGAGGGGGGTACCCTCTACACTACGTTAGCTCCTTGTCTAGCTTGTGCTAAACTTATTATCAATGCTGGCATCAAGCGGGTGGTCTACCTTGAGAGCTACCGTGATCCCCGAGGACTGATACTGCTGAAGCAGGCAGGTATAGAGATCGAGGGGCTTCAATTCGTGGATTCCGTTTCAATAGCAGTCACTACCTGTAGACCCCAGCCGGCTCCCCAGGAGGAATAGGCAGTGTTGAAATGCACACAGTGTATCTTACATAAGACAGCTGACCATGTCGGTTTGAAGGGGCAGGGACCTGTTCCCTGCCCGATCATGCTAATCGGGGAGGCTCCTGGATATCGGGAGGATGAGGTAGGTAAGCCCTTCCAAGGCAAAGCAGGTCGCCTACTGGAAGAATGTTTGGCCGAGGCAGGTTTAGATCGTCGAGATTTGTACATTACCAACGCGGTACACTGCCGACCCCCGGATAACCGGACCCCCACCCGAGCCGAGATCTCTGCTTGTAAGCCCCTGCTGCAAGCCGAGCTGCAGGAGGTCAAACCTAAGTATGTACTACTTCTTGGGGCCACCGCCCTGAAGTCAGTGCTGAATAAGGGGGGCGTTACCAAGAGTCGGGGACAAATAGTGGAGAAGGATGGGGTCAACTACTTTATCACCCTCCATCCTGCAGCTTTGTTTCGTCAACCCCAGCTCATCCCCTCCTTCAAAGCAGACTTACAGAGGTTCGCCCTGTTGACTCGGGGTGAGCTTGAGTCGGAAGACCAACTGCATTGGACCCTGGTGAATACCCCCGGCAAGCTACGGGAATGCCTACGGAGCCTAATATCCGCTAAGGTAGTCAGCTATGACCTAGAGACCTCTGGTACAGACCCCCTGGAAGCTGATGCTCGTATCTACTGCATTGGACTGGCCCAGGAGTGTAAGCAGTGGATTATTCCCCTGGACTATCCCGGTAGCCCCTTCCGCAAACCCTCAGTACAACAGAAAGTCGTAGCATCCTTGTTAAAAGTACTACAAGGGAAAAAACTAATAGCCCAGAATGGGAAGTTCGACAATAAGTGGCTGAAGGCCCTATTTGGCGAGGCTCCTAAGCAGACTTTTGATACAATGTTAGCGGCATATCTTCTGGATGAGAATATGCCCCACGGGCTTAAGCCTCTATCTGCCTTATACTTCAATGCCCCCGACTACGACATTCCTCAACCTGTTAACCCCGCAGAAGTCCCTATTCGAGAGTTGGGTAAGTACTGTGCCTTTGATGTCTACTACACCCTACGGTTATACAAACTGTTCCGAGTCAAGCTGAAGGAAGACCCCCAACTAGTCCGCATCTTCAAGCACTTGTTGATACCTGCCTCACGAGCTCTGGAGGATATTGAGCTACAGGGGGTTTATATTGACTGGGAGACCTATCAGGTTACCCGTGCCCAGTTGGAGAGTGAGATCCAGGATCTCCTAAAGCAACTCGAGACCATAGCACAAAAGCCCCTTAACTGGAACTCCACAGCTCAGGTGGGACAATTTCTGTTTGGGGATCTCGGACTAGAAGTCCTGGAGTGGACCGCCGGGGGCAAACCGTCCACTTCCTCCGAGAGTGTATTACCCCGACTTAAGGGTAAGCATCCTGTGGTAGCGACCCTTTTGGCCTACCGGGAGAGGGCCAAGCTGTTACAGTTCCTCGTGAGCTGGGAGAAGTTTCGTCACGCTGATGACTGCATCCACCCTAACTTCAAATTGCATGGTACGGTAACAGGTCGCTTGAGTTGCGTAGACCCCAACTTGCAGCAGGTTCCCCGTGATGTAACCTTGAGATCGCTCATAACTGCTCCCCCAGGATGGTCTCTGGTGGAGGCTGACTACTCACAGGTTGAGCTAAGGGTGGCTGCTCTCATCTCGGGTGATACCTCGATGAAACAGGCATTCCAGTCTAATGAGGATGTACACCGGAAAACTGCTAGTGCCGTGATGGGGGTCCCCGCCGAGGAAGTGACTAAGGAGCAGAGAAAGAAAGCTAAAGCGGTTAACTTCGGCTTTCTATATGGCATGGGTGCTTCCAAGTTCCAGGAGTACGCCCGGGACAAGTATGGGGTGGAATTATCCGCTGAAGAAGCTTCTGAATTCAGGCAAAGGTTCTTCGACCTCTACCCGGGATTACCTCTGTGGCATGAACGTCAACGGCGGCTGGTGCGGAAGTTCAAGTACGTTCGATCTCCCTTGGGGCGCAAGAGGCGGTTGCCCGAGGTGGACTCTCCCGAGAAGCCCCGTAGGGGGGAGGCTGAACGCCAGGCGATCAACTCTCCGGTACAGAGTTTCGCTTCGGACCTGGCATTATATAGCCTAGTCAGGATTCACCGGGAGTTTTCTCCCCAGGAGGTTCGGGTTGTAGGTACTGTCCATGATGCGGTGTTGTTTATGGTACGGAATGACTGCCTAGACAGAGTCATTCCAAAGGTCCATCACATTATGACCTGCATGGACGAAGTAGAACGCGTCTTTAAGCTTAACGTAACGGTGCCTATTGAGGTGGAGATCAAAGTTGGGCCCTGGGGACGAGGCCAGGAAGTCTCCCCCACGGCTAGTCTACCGTGAATTATCAGAGCACAGAGCAGGGGGTTTGGTTGTTTACACTCGCCACCTGCTCTGGTATAATCAAAATGTACTAAAAGGTTACAAGAAGAAACAAGAGAAAACAAGAGAAAACAAGAAAAGACAAGAAAAGACAAGAAAAGACAAAAAGTAATAAGCAGGGAAAGGAGGGATAACCAGTGTCAGAACCCCAGGTGTTGTCATTCTCATCAATCCGCGACTGGAAGCGATGTCGTCAGCTATGGTACTACCGGAGGGTCGAAGGTCTTCGCAAACGTACAGTGGCTCTCCCATTGAAACGGGGTAGCTTGATTCATCTTCTGCTAGAGACTTGGCTAAAAGGCGAGGACTGGGAGAATACCCTGGCTGGTTATGCCAAAGAGTTCGATAGTCTTACCGAGGAGGAGAAGGAGTACTACGGCGATTTACCCGGTGAGGCCCACCGTATCATCAGGGGCTATATCAACCACTATAAGGATGAGGTTGAGACCAGCCTAGCGGTAGAGCTCAGTTTTGGATCTCCCGAAGACCCCTTTCCCCCAGTAGAGATTCTGCCCGGTGTATTCCTTCGAGGTCGTATTGACCACGTGGTGGAGAATCCCATAGGGGTCTGGGTACAAGAGCACAAGACCGTCGGGAGGCAGATCCCCTCGGAGTCTTACCGACTATTCGACCTACAGACAGCAATATACTCGAAGGTGCTCCCTCTCTTAGGATACCCCGAGCCTGTGGGAATCGTCTTTGATTACATTAAGACCAAGCCCCCATCGGTCCCTCAGATGACTAAGCAGGGGAGACTTAGCCGGGCCAAGATTGTCACCGACCATGCTACATACCTGCAGGCCATCTTAGATAATGGGCTTGATCCCGCCGACTACCAGGAAGAGCTCCGTCGTGCCTCACAGCAGAGATTCTACGTTCGCAAGTATCTACCTAAGCCCTCCTGCCTAGTAGAAAGCCTACTGGAGGATCTAAGGATCATCGCCGCCGAGATGAGGAGGCTGAAGAACTTTCCCTACAGGAACCTTACTCGTGAATGTAGCTTCTGCGAATACGAACCTCTTTGTAGCGCAGAGCTATTAAACCTTGACACGGAATTTCTGCTGAAGACCGAGTACATGGTCAGCAGCCGGGAGGAGAATGAGAAGCCAGATGAAGATGGCGAAAACGATGGGGACGACTAATGACATAGACTCCAAGATAGTGCCAGTAAGCAACATCCCCGTGGACCTAAAAGTCCTGGTCTATGGTCGATCCGGGACTGGTAAGACAACCTTCGTAGGCACCGCTCCCAAACCCCTACTACTCTTGGATGTTCGGGAGCAGGGTACCGCCAGTATCCGGCAGAGCCCAGATACCTATGTATATCCCATCGAACGTTGGGATGATTTCGAAGCAATCTACTGGTATCTGATGAACAACAAGGGTCAGGTGAAGTTCCGAAGTGTTGCCATAGACTCAGTGACTCAGCTGCAAGAACTGGCCATACAGAAGGTAATAGGGAGTGACTCCGGGGGAACGGCCTCAAAACGGGTTTGGGGCGAAGTCAGCGGTCTTCTGAAGACTTGGATTGTGATGTTCCGAGACCTACCCCTGAATGTCATATTCACTGCTCAGGATCGTCTCACAGTTCTAGAAGAGGAGAGTGAGGATGACGAAGGTATTATTGTTCCTGAAGTAGGGCCCTATCTTATGCCCTCAGTTGCAAAGACTCTAAACGGAGCCGTAGGAGTGATTGGACAGACTTTCATCCGTGAACGGTCTGTGACTACTAAGACCAAGAGTGGCAAGGAGAAGGTCAAGCAGGTAGTCGAATTTTGCCTAAGAATCGGCCCCCATGCCCGGTACACCACCAAACTCCGTCGTGATCCCCGCTTGGGCAGCGAGGGAGATGTCCCTGCTGTTTTGATAAGCCCCACGTTTGACCAGATCGCTGAACTATCAATTGGTGAGGAGGTATAATCTAGACATGGCCAAGAACTCAAAGCGTACTCTTAAGTTGGACATGACCGACGTAGAAGCCCGAGTACTAGTCCCCGAGGGAGACCATATAGTCACTGTAGATGAGGTTACTGTGGAGGTCTCAGATAATTCGGGCAAGGACTATCTCAAGTGGAAGTTGACTGTAAAAGATGGGGGTACACTGTACCATAACACCAGCCTTCAACCACAGGCACTGTTTGGTCTAAAGAACGTACTCGTCTCCCTTGGGGTGGCGGTACCCGCTTCTGTAATGAAGCTAGACCTAGATGATCTTGAAGGTCGTCAAATGGGTGTAACCGTAGAGCATGAGGTGTTCCAGGGCAAGAAGCGTCCTCGTATCACCGATGTCTATCCTCTCGAGAGTGATAAGGCCATTGGCGAAAGCTCCGATGAGGACGAAGAGGACGAAGAGGAGGTAGTTGATCTGGATTCGATGACTCTGGAGCAACTCCTAGATTTCGCCAAGGAGAGCGAGATCAGCCTTAAGTCCATCCCCAAGAAGGACAGGAAAGACCCTGGTATCGTCAGGGACTATATCCGCCAGACGCTGGATGAAGAGGACGATGACGACGACCTTTAATTCCTAGGGGTAGTCTTATAAGGCCAGGGCCTTTCGCGTAGAGCCCTGGCCGTCCCCTAATTGGGAGGTTGAACATAGCATGGGCCGACGTACATCCGGGGAGTCTCAGATTACCGAAGCACAGATCACAGCAAAGATTCTGTCCCAGCTTAAACGCCTGGGAGGTTTTTGGTATAAGACTCATGGGGGGCCTTTTCAAGTTCGAGGGCTACCCGACATTATAGGATGTTATCAGGGAGCTTTCTACGGTCTAGAGGTAAAGGTACCCGGTCGTGAGAACACCCTCACAGCCTATCAGAGCCATATGCTAGAGACCATCCAGCTAGCTGGGGGACACTCCGGGCTAGTGACATCCCCTGAAGCGGCTGTGGAACTTGTAAAACGGGAGGAGTATTATGATGCGAAGGAACGGTATGCTACTAGCCCACATCGGAGCGGTAGCCCTAGTGCTCGGACTGTTCATTGCCCTGTACAGCCAGCTGATGCTGACTCAGGAACAACTGGTATCAATCCGGGGCGAACTTCTGTCCGCCGAGGCCCTAGCCATGGAGACAATGGAGGAACTCCGTGATGCCCAGTTTGAGCTTCATCTAGTGTCTTGCATTGCCGCCTACCGACCCAACATTCCTGCCACGGAACTGGCCGCGGAGGTATTTGCTTTGGCCCGTCAGTGGGGGGCCAGTGATCCCTACGCTTTATGCCTAGACATAATCGCCCTTGGGGGTGTAGAGTCTGAGTGGCGCACTGACCAGGTAGGTAAGC